GGAACAGGAGCAGGAACAGGAGCAGGAACAGGAGCAGGAACAGGAGCAGGAACAGGAGCAAACACACTTGTCGATCTCGCTCGAATCGCAAATCGCGCCGACCGAAAAAATCGATGAGGTCGCGGAGATTTTCGGCTACTGGCAAAAGCGCATGGATTCTCCTCGATCGAATCTCGACGAGAAGCGGCGCAAGGCGATTCGAAAGGCGCTCGGGATGGGCTACACCCCTGCGGAGCTGTGCAGAGCGATTCGGGGCTGCTCGCTCACGCCGCACAACATGGGACAGAACGAGCAGGGGCAAAAGTACAACGGCCTTGCGCTGATCTTTCGTAGCGCAGACCAGATCGACCGCTTCATCGCGAATGACACTTCGCCGCCGCGCGCAAACGGCGTCGTAGCGCACCTGAACCCCGACGAGCGCCGCCGCGCAATCAGCGAAGCCAACGGCGCAGCATGGCTCGCGCAGTCCGACCTCAACGTCATCGACATGGAGAGCTAGACCGTGACGCCTGCGAACAAACCCGAATTCCTTGCCGTGCTGTCGCGCACGTTTCGCACGCTGCGCCAGCCAGTGCCAGATCCCGAAATCATGAACGTCTGGTGGACGAAGCTCGAAGCGTTTCCGCTCGAAGCGGTAGCGCAGGCGTTCTCGAAGCATCTCGACGTGAGCGAATTCGCGCCGACGCCTGCCGCGATCCTGAAGCATTTGCCGAAGGAATCCGACAGCCGTCCGGACGCCAACGAAGCTTGGGCGATCTCGCTGCGCGGCCGCGACGAGCGCGAAACTGTCGTCTGGACCCAGGAATGCGCCCAGGCTTTCGGCGTCGCCTCGCCGGTTCTGGAATCGGGCGACGAAACCGGGGCACGCATGGCGTTCAAGGCCGCGTACGAACGCCTCGTCGAGCGCGCTCGAGCGGAAGGTCGGCCGGTTCAATGGATCGCGTCCCTTGGACACGACCCCGACTTGCGCGAGGCTGTGATCGCAGAGGCGGTACGAGCCGGGCGCATGCAGCTTGAACACGCGAAAGCGATCGTCCCCGCTATCGGAGCGCCGTCGAACAGTCACGATCCTCGCCTCGCGCAACAGGCGATTGCTCTGCTGCGCAACATGGTCGTGGGCGCTGGGGTCGGTCATGAGTGAACCCACATCCGAGTTTTGCGCAGCCTACGCCTGCCCGCTGATCGGCGTCTACGGCGCCGGGGGCAAGTGGTACTGCTGTTGCCACCGCAATGCCGACGCTTCCCGCAACGACGCAATCACGCTGGCGATCAATTCGCATCGCGACTTGGCCGACAAAGCGGTTCTTTTGCGGCGCACCAACGGCGAATTCTTCGAGCTTGAAAATCAGCTTGTCGAGCTGACGCGAGATGCCGGCACGCAACGATCGATGGCCGCCGCGTCGGTCATCGGCCCCACCCACGCCCCGCAGCACTACTCGGAGAGCGAGAAATGAAAATCCCGAATATAAGCCCGCTGGTGCCATTTCTTATGCTTGGGTATGCCCATGTATCACCCGGCATGCTCTAGCGGTTTGTAGGTGCCTTCCCGCACGTTTAAACGGCATTCGGTCGTCCGATTCATCCCTGGGAATCTGGAGACCGCAGGAAATAACCCTAGGAGAGCGAAAAGTGAGCATGCGAAAAGACAAGAAGCCTTCCTCGATTCAGCGAGAGGAAACCGACACCCGAATCCTCTCGGCGTTCGAAAGCGCTGGAACGCCTCTCTCGGCCGCTCAACTGTCGAAAGCAACGGACTACCCCATGTCGACCGTCGAGAAATCGATTGACCGCCTGCGCCGCAACGGATTCGTGCGCAAGCTCGAGGAGCGCCGCCGCGTCGGACGCTTCGGACATCTCGCCTGCGTCTACGAGCCGGGCGACGAAGAGGAGTTGCCGCATATCCGCAAACCCGAGCTCGTTGTCGTTCGCCGTCATCCGATGGACGTAGCGCTCTTCGGCGAATTCGTTCCTGCCCAAAAGGTTGCAGCATGACTCAACCACTTGGCTCTTTGGCTCGCTCAATTGCGCACTCAAGCCATGCCGTGCCCAGGCGCTGCAATTTCGCCCAGCGATCGTCGCTCAGGCGCACATGGGGGCATGTATGACGATTATTTGCGGCGTGGACCCGGGCCTCACTGGTGCCATCAGCTTCCTCCACCACAGCGGCGCATTGATGGCGCTCGAGGACTTGCCGACATGCCCGATCACGCAGGCCGGGCCCACGGCCAAGGTCAAACGCAAGATCGACGCGAAGGCCCTGCGCGAGATACTGCGCCATTTCGTCCCTGCCGACGAGAAAGCGCTGTTTGTGCTCGAGGACATGCAGCTGCTCGGCGGCTCGTCGGTGCAGACGATGGGCGCGCTCGCGCATACGAGGGGCGTGCTCGAGGCTGTGGCCATCCTGTGCGATCTGTCCATGGCCTACGTCACGCCGCAGCGCTGGAAGCGTTTCTATGGGCTCACGAGCGATAAGAGCGAGTGCTTGAGGGTTGCGCGTGAGCTGTATCCGCACGCCCCTCTGAGTCTGCAGAAGCACCATAATCGCGCCGAATCTCTGCTGATCGCCCGCTACGGATTGAGGACTTTGACGTGAGCAAAAACCTGATAGGGAATGTATTCGGCCGCCTTACGGTTATCGTGCAGGCTGAGAGCATGAGAATGCCATCCGGTGCCCTCAAGCGCATGTGGCAATGCAGGTGTGAATGTGGCGATTTCGCTGTTTGTCAGCAGCAGCATTTGACCGGTGGGCGATCGAAATCATGCGGCTGCCTTCATCGCGAGATGGCGCGCGCCGCTTCGACCAAGCATGGCGGTCGCTACCATCCGCTTTACGACATCTGGACTCAAATGATTCAGCGTTGCGAGAATCCTCGGAACCCGGCATACCGTGATTACGGAGGGCGTGGAATTTACGTTTGCGAGCGCTGGCGCAGTGATTTCAATGCATTTCTCTGCGATGTTGGCGAGAGGCCGACCGGGCATTCTCTCGATCGCTACCCGAATAATGACGGACCTTACTCGCCAGATAATTTTCGATGGGCGACGCCAAAGCAACAAGTTGCTAACAGCCGCCCGCGCCGAAAGCTTGCTTATTGCACGGTGGGCGCTGCGTAACCTTGCTTGAGGGATGGCCATAGATGGACCTAGCAGCATTGGAGCCGAAGCAAACGAGGTGGATTGAGGCGGGAGCGCGAATGGACAAGATCGACGAATTACTGCTCGACTGGTACGAATGGCAGGCCGCGTACTCGCCAAATCTCGATTACGGAGGTGCTGAGCCCGCGTGCCGGGATTTCCGCGCCAGCCGACAATGGATGGACTACGACGACCTGAATGACGAGGTCGAGTGGAATCTAAAGACCGCCGTGGGAAAAATCGTCGATCCTATGATCCTCAAGCTCGGCATGCGATCGCGTTTAGCGATCAACACGGCGATGCGAAACTTCGGCGCTGGGTCGACGGTATGGGTCAATCCTCGGCACTCGGACACCCAGGATGAGGACTACGAGTCGGCCAAGGCCATCCTGTGCCCGCAGCTGGTCATGGCCGGGCTGTTGGAGCGCGATGCTTGCAAAAAGCCTGAAATCGTCCTATAGTCCGCGCCGTGGGGGCAGCGCTCGCCCCGAGAAAACCGAATCGATCACCGAAGCCCGCTAGGCAGCCCGCCAGCGGGCTTTTTGCTTTTGGAGCCGGAATGGCAAAACTGAGCACGCTCGCGCGAAAGCGCTTGAAGCCGTCGGACTTCGCGGATCCCAGGGACCGCAAGTTTCCGATCGAGGACAAGGCACACATCGCCAACGCCGAGTCGCGCGAGCGCTTCGCTACGCCGGCCGAGCGCAAGAGGATCAACGGAGCTGCGCGGCGTGCCTTCGGGGGTGCGCGATGATCCAGCCTACCGATGACAGAATCGTCGTCGAACTCGACGAGTTGCGCGACGACGTTACGACGGCTGGCCTGATCGTCAAGGTAAGCGATACGGTCGAAAGCAAGCGTCACCTCGGCAAGACTGGCGTCGTCGTGGCTGTCGGTCCGGGCAAGCGCAACAGCGCCGGCCATCGTGTTCCCCTTGTTGTGAACGTCGGCGATCGCATCCTGTTCGGCGAATTCGAGCGCCGTGAGCACCGGGAAGACGGCAAGCACTACCTGATCATGCAGGAGGCGGATGTATGTGGGGTGATCGAGTGAAGCGGCCTGCAGCGAGCCGCGCGATGGTGCCGATGCCGCCTTTGAGCGCCGTGCATCACATGACCCAGAAGGTCCGCGCACTGAGCTATCGCGTGCCCCTGCTCGTCCGTGTGGGCAATCGTGGCTTCACGTTCTCGATAAGCGGCTGGAATGGAGCAGTGTGATGGCGCGGCCCGGACACCCCACCGACTTCCGCGTTGCCTACGTGGAGCTCGCGCGCAACTACTGCCTGCTAGGAGCGACCGAAGCTGAGCTAGGGCCGTTGCTGGGTGTCACGGACCGCACTATCCGAAACTGGAAAAAGGCGCACCCCAAGTTCGCTGCGGCGATCGAGGAAGGCAGCAAGCACGCCAATGCGAAAGTGATGGGTGCGCTTTACAAGAACTGCATCAGGGGTGATGCGACATCCATCATCTGGTGGACAAAGAACAAAATGGGCTGGCGCGACAAGGCTGATATCAACGCGAATTTGAGCGGAGAGATTCACACCATCACGCGCCGCGTGATCGACGATAAGACGCCTGGCCCGAAATGAACGAGCTAGTCATCGAGACGCCGCGTGTGTTCCTGCCGCTGATCGATGACAACCTGCGTTACCTGGGCGCGCATGGCGGCCGCGGTAGTGGCAAGAGCCATTTCTTCGGCGAACTCGCAATCGAGCGCTCCGTGATGGACAAGTTCGATCTTGTCTGCGTGCGAGAAAATCAAAAGTCGCTCGACCAGTCGGTGAAGAAACTGCTCGAGGAGAAGATTCGCTCGATGAATGCGGGCTACTACTTCGACGTGCAGGACGCGAAGATCAAGAGCATCTACGGCGGCGTGATCATCTTCCAGGGGATGCAAAATCACACGGCCGAGTCGATCAAGTCGCTCGAGGGATTCGACGCGGCCTGGGTCGAGGAAGCGCAGACGTTGAGCCAGAAGTCGCTCGACATGCTGCGCCCGACGATCCGGAAGGAGCAGCCCCGAAAGTCGCAGCTTTGGTTCTCCTGGAATCCGCGCTTCAAGACGGACCCAGTCGACATGCTGCTGCGCGGAGGGATGCCCCCGCCCGACTCGCACGTGGTAGAAGTCAACTTCTCGGATAACCCAAAGTTTCCCGAAGTGCTGCGCTCCGAGATGGAGTACGACAAGCGTCGGGATCCGGACAAGTACACGCACATCTGGCTAGGCGGCTATCAGCAGAGCAGCAATGCACGCGTGTTCAAGAATTGGCGCATCGAAGAATTTGACCGACCGGCGGGCACGATCTTCCGGCTTGGGGCGGACTGGGGTTTTTCGGTCGACCCGTCCGTCCTCATCAGAAGCAGTATCGAAGGCAATGCGCTGTACATCGACTACGAGGCCTATCAGGTCGGCTGCGAGATCGTGAATCTGCCGGAACTGTTCATGAGCGTGCCGGATGCCGAGAAGTGGCCCATCACGGCCGACTCGTCGCGGCCGGAGACGATCAGCCACATGCAAAAGCATGGCTTCCCTCGCATTACGAAGGCCGTGAAGGGCCCGGGCAGCCTGGAAGAAGGCGTCGAGTTCCTGAAGTCGTTCGACATCATCGTGCACCCGCGGTGCGTGCATACGATCGACGAACTGTCGCTGTATCGCTACAAGACCGATCCGCTGACGGATCAAGTACTCCCCATTCTGGAAGACAAGGACAACCACGTGATTGACGCTCTGCGATATGCGTGCGAAGGCGCGCGCCGTGCCGTGAAGCGCGTGGTCAAGGCACCTCCGGCCCGTGTGCCGGCGCACCTTGTCGGTGGTTCTGGCGGGTGGATGGCATGATGGACGCCATCATCAAAGAGTGCGTCGACAACTTGAAGATCGCCGTCGAGGCCGAGACGCAGAACCGCGCCGAAGGCATCCTTGACCTGAAGTTCGCTGCCGGCGACCAATGGCCGTCGAACATCCAAGTTGCGCGTGAGCTCGAGCACCGACCTTGCCTCACGATCAACAAGACCGATGCGTTCGTGCGCCAGGCGGTGAACAACATGCGCGAGCAGCGTCCGCGCATACAGGTGCATGCCGTATCGGATGGCGCCGACAAGGAAAAGGCAGACGTTATCGCCGGCCTGATGCGGCATATCCAGGTGAACAGCAATGCCGACGTCGCCTACGACACGGCGGCCGACTTCCAGGTGCGGATGGGCTGGGGCTACTGGCGCGTCGCATCGCGGTACGTGCGCGAGGATAGCTTCGACCAGGAGCTGTACATCGACCGCGTGCGCAACCCGTTCACGGTCTACCTGGACCCTTCGAGCACTGCGCCGGACGGTTCGGATGCCGAGTGGTGCATCATCAGCGACCGGATGAAAAAGAAGAAATTCGAGCGCAAGTACCCGAAGGCGAAGTTCGTCGATTTCAGCAACCTCGGCAGCGGTGATGAACTAATGGATTGGGCGACCGACGACGAAGTCCGCGTGGCCGAGTACTTCAAGGTCGAGAAAACGCCCGACGTGCTGTGCATGCTGTCGACTGGCAAGACGGTCTACAAGTCGCAGATCAAACAAGAGGATTTGGACACGCGTGGCATCACTATCGTGCATGAGCGCGAGTCGGTTCGGCGCCGGGTGATGTGGTACAAGATGACCGCCAAGGAAATCCTGGCCGAGAGCGAATGGCCCGGCCGCTGGATTCCGGTTATCCCGGTGTACGGCGCGGAGTACGAGCTCGAAGGCAAGGTGATTCGCTACGGCATGGTGCGCGGAATGCAGGACCCGCAGCGCATGTACAACTTCTGGCGCACCGCCGAGACAGAAATCGTTGCGCTCGCGCCCAAGGCCCCGTGGATCGTGGCCGAGGGACAGCTTGAGGGCAAGGAAGACACGTGGAACTCGGCGAACAATAAGAGCTTCGCCTACCTTGAATACAAGCCGGTCCTGCTCGATGACGGCACGCCGGTACCCCCGCCGGAACGTCAGCAGCCGCAGGCTATGCCACAGGCTCAAGTGAACGCCGCCATAGGTGCGAGCGAAGACATGAAGGCCGTCGCGGGCATGTTCGATCCGGCGCTCGGGGCACCGGGCCAGGAAACGAGCGGCGTGATGGTGCAGCGCCGGCAGCAGCAGTCGGACCGATCGAACTTCCACTTCTACGACAACCTGTGCCGCTCAATTCGGCATACCGGAAAGATCATCCTCGACCTGATCCCGCACTACTACGACACGCAGCGCGTCATTCGCATCATTGGAGAGGACGGCGTGCCGGACAGTGTGACGATCAACCAGAAGCAGATGACCGAACAGGGCGTCATCGTCGAGACTCTGAACGACGTGACGGTGGGCCAGTACGACATCGTGATCGACACCGGTCCGGGCTACCAGACGAAGCGCCAAGAGTCGGCGGACAACATGCTTGGCCTGCTGTCTACGCCGCTCGGCGAGAAGGTCGCAAGCACCGCAGACGACATCATCATGCGGCAATTCGATTGGCCGGGCGCTGACCAGATTGCTGACCGCTTGGCGGCCGCAAATCCGATCGCGATGGCTGAGAAGAAACTGCCCGACAACATTCCGGACGACGTGAAGTCGCTGGTCGCGCAGCTGCAAGGTCAGAACCAGCAGCTACAGCAGCAGCTACAACAGGCGGCGCTCGATCACAAGTACCGGTTGAGCGTCCAGCAGATGAAGGAGCAGGGCGAAACACAGCGCGCAACCATGCAAGATCAGACCAAACGTCACGACGTCGAGAGCCGCGACACCACCGCGCGCGACATCGAAGAGATCAAGGGCCACGTAGCGGTGCTGCTGGCCCACATGAATGACCGCAGGGAAATCGCCGCAGTCGAGGCCGCAGCCAAAAACGACGCGACGCACTGACCGTTTCAAGTTTCATTCTCGCCCCACCCGGTTACCCCGCCGCGTGGGGCGTTTTCATTGGGGCCCGTGGAGTTTTCCATGTCCGAAACACGTTCCGTTGTCACTTCCGAATCACTGATGCAGCAACTTACCGGCACGCCGACGCCTGAACCGAAAACGCCTGAAAAACCTGCGGGCGAGGAGGGAAAGAGCGCTGAAGTGAAGCCAGAGGACGGCCAGCAACCGCCGAAGAAGAAGCCGTTGGTCGAAGAGTTGGTCCGCACGCGACACGAGCGCAACGCAGCCCGCGGTGAGGCGGAGGAAGCGGCGGCGAAAGCTGCGCGCCTCGAAGCCGAACTGAACGATTTGCGCGCGCGAATGGAAGCCAATCAGGCTTTGCCGGCTCCGAAAGATGCCGACCCGAAGCCGGAGCGCAGCCAGTTTGTGTCCGATGAGGACTATCAGGAAGCGCTCACCGACTGGAAGGTCGATCAAAAGCTTGCGGAGCAACAGCGGGAGCAGGCGCAGGCCCGCACGGAAGCGATTCAGCAGCAACTCGCCGACAACTGGGCGCAGCGGTTGGAAATGGCTAAGGCCGAACTCACCGATTTCGATGAGGTCGTGGGCAAGTCGGAAATCGATCTGCCGAACCACCTGTACGTCGCGATCGTCGAGAGCGATATGGGCCCGCAATTGGCCTATTACCTGGCGCAGAACCCGAGCGAAGCTCGCCTCCTGAAAGGTATGTCGCACACGTCCGCGTTGCGCATGCTCGGGAAGCTCGAGGAGCAGCTCGAAAAGGCCAGCGAAAAGCCGGAAGAAAAGAAGCAAGGCGGCACCGAGAAGAAGCCGGAGCCGCCGGTAGAGAAATCAAAGGCGCCACCGCCTATCGAGCCCCTGAAGGATGCTTCAGGGCCTATCGAAAAGCCCACCTCGGCGATGACGTATGCCGAGTACAAGGCTCATCGACAGGCGCAGATCAAGGCTCGAAACAGTCGGTAGCGCTCCACAAGCCAATGAAACCCGCTTAACGGCGGGGTTT